GGGCGGATAAAGGTCTTGAGTTGGATGTACCTGTTGTCGTCAAACCATGCTGTCGTGTAATTACTGGCAAAGAAACCAGTCAGAACTGGGGTATCCACTGGGACATCGTCGTTAACATTGTCGTAGTTATCCACATCCATTACATGCGGATAATCTTCAAATGGGCTGACCATCAAATAATGTGGTTGGTCATTATCTGAACGCCAATCACACCCGCTGACAAGACCAAAACCAGCAATATAGTTCAGGGCTTCATCGGTGTACCACGGCGCGGTTTGGAACATCGTGTATGCGCCCTGAGGTCCAATCGTTGGGTCAAACACAAAATTGACAGTCGGATATGAGGCGGTAGAATCTTGTGCCGTGACGCCAAGCGCGGCACCCACATACGGCATGGATAGCCACACCCTGTTACGCACAAACGACAGTGTCATCTTCTTTTGCTGTTGTGCGTTGACCTGCTTATTGATAATCATCGGGCGTAAACGAGCGAAAATGTCTTGGACGCCGTTGCGGTCGTAGAAGTACAAGCCTTGCGGATAGTCAAAGAAATAGACTCCGCCAGAACCAGCGACTGCTTGCTGTGGATAGTCAATACCAAGAACCGTTGTTAGTTCAACGAGTTGGAAACTGTCTGCGTCATATCCCATAAGGAGATAAATTGCCTTGGGCTTAAAGATAAGCAACTGTCCATCAACAATTTGTAGTCCTCGGATTCCTTCGCCACCAGCAATGATGTCAATGTAATCGTCTTGGAACCAGTTTTCAGGGCTGCTCTCATGCGACCAACGAACCCTGTTTGGATGTCCAAAAGGAGTCGCGGGGCTATCGCTATTTTCTTCGTAGGTGTTAGCGACAAACAGTTTGTTCGCATGGGCTATTGCGTGTTCTGCCCGTGGCATATAGCCGTTTACCGGCACTTCGTACTTTTGCCAAATTGGACCAGACGCAGTCAATTGCGTCGTGTACGCATCTCCGACTTCCCACTTGTATGAGTAAGTGCTTCCAGTGCCTGGAGCAATATATATCACATCTTCCCATTGGGTGATGCCAGCGCCATTAGCACTGGTTACATCAACTGGGGTCGCCACACCGCTGAGTAGCGTTGTGAAATCAGCGCCGCCAGAATGATATATTCTGCCATTCTCAACGGAGTCAACATCGTATCCAGTAGACAAAATAATGCGTGGGTCGGCTGAATATTTGTAGTTGAATAACAGTTTGGGATTCCACGAGCCCGAAGCAATAATCGGCGTAGTGTTAATCTTCTCGTATCCAGCCCGACTAAAAACACCACCACGGGGGTCAATTTCCACATTCAAACAGCCAGGTGATTCGTTGGCAGCCAACTGAAATTGGTCAGCGCGGAAGTTCAGCCCCCCCGTAAAGTCTGACAGTAATTTGAAATCTATTGAAGCCATGAGCGGTTACAGGATTAAACCGATTGGATATGGACTCCCCGGAAGCACACCTATAGAAGGCTGACCGCTCCACCAATAACCTGTATTGAGTTGTAGACCACCGCTCATAATTAGCGGTTGGTTGCTATTGGGTGCCGTTAGGTTCCCCTTAGCAATCGCAACTCCCGTTTCGTAATGCCTCATATAAACTGAAGCCATTTCAGGGTCTTCTTGGTACTGGAATATACGCGCCAACGTGAAGTTGACGAGCATAAATTGGAACTCTGGGTCTAGGTCTACATACGCGGTGCTTTCCGAGTTGTTTGAATCGGTCAGCCACGAAAAGTCTGGTTGACGATAACCACGAATGTTCATTGTGTAGGTGGTGCTGTCTGGTGCGGGCCATAGGTTGATGGCGTTGTTCCACAACGACCAATATGCCGGGATGCCAGAAACATTGTTGCTACCAACCCAAATTGATTCTGCCTTGAATTGGTCAATGTAAATTAATTCATTGCCAGCATTCGTTGTGTTAACAACATTGATTACTTGGCGAATACTTGAAGTAGTTAGGTTTAGCGCCTCGGCGTCAGGTGCCACTGCAACATACGGAGACCATGCGGATGTGGTGGCGAGCCCCGACTTATAAGTATGAGTGTCCGGGACTGTAGTGAATGTCCAACTCGCCTGAAACCAAGGGTAACGGGTGTCCGTGGAAACGATTCTTTGGTAGCCCTCTTTGAGAAACTGTAGAACTAGGTCTTGGTTGATGTCGTCAGTGTCTTCGTCGTAGCCAACAGCGACCTGTGACAGGCTCTCAATCAACTGAATCAAGTAATAAGAGTTAAGTCCAGTTGTCAGGGTTGCTGCTGGTGCTGCCATTTATGCCACGCTCAATGACTCTTCTGGTACTTCCGCCTTGTTAGATACCTCTGCCCGAAACTCAAGTTCATTGAACTCCACTGTCGTATCAGCCACCTTGAGGCGCCGAAGATGGTTGATGCATATTTCCATCCCCTTCACTTTGGGTGATTGGCAGAACTCCCCATCCGCACGAAGCATTGTGCATGTTGGATAAAGCCTGAAATAAGCCGAGCCACCTGGGGATGCTGGTTCTGTCCCTGGCTGGATGTGGGAAGGCGTAACCGCCGCAACACCCTGTCCCGGAGATGAACCGTAGCGCTCACAACCTGCTGGCGCATCATTTTGGTAAATTGATTGTGTGGGCATGAATGTTCTCCTTGGGACAACAAGTCCCTATATAGTAGCAAATCTATTACTTGTGGGGGAATCGGGGTATTATGATGATAATTGCCCCCGCACAGCGCCATGCTGCCGAGGGTCTGACTACTTGGAGGTAGCCCCGTGAAGAAGTGTAACAAATGTCTAGAGCCGAAGACACTTGACCAATTCGGGAAAGACAAATCCACGAAGAACGGGCTTCGGAGGTGGTGTAAGGTCTGCACAAACGCCAATGGGAAATTGAGACGCAAAACAAACCCCACGAAATGGAGATGGAACCGTAGAGCACACCTGTGGAAAAAATTTGGGATTACTCCCGAACAATATGACAAGATGCTAAAGACGCAAAACGGAGTTTGTGCTATTTGTCATCGTCCCGAGACAAACCATCTTCGGGGCATCTTGAGGTGTTTGTCAGTTGACCATGACCATACGACTGGTGTTATCAGGGGATTATTATGTGCAAAATGCAACCAGGGAATAGGGTCATTCGGTGACGACCCAGTCCGTTTAATTGCCGCCTCTACCTATCTAAATAGAGGCACCAAAGTTGTCTGAAGGAAGACAACCTCAGTGCCCCTACGCTTGTCTTTTTGCCCCATGGGTCAACTACTGAGCGCCGAGGTTTTCAGGTCCCGGCGCTCTTAGCAATTTACTTAGGCTGTTGCCCCGGTGATTGCACCTTGGCGGGCGCGGTTGCTACATGTCAACTGACCGAATGCCAGAATCAATGCATACCGAGCGTCTACGCCAGCAACAGTTCCCTTTTGGAACTCTGTGGTTTCAAACCAACGACCTGTCATGCCCGTCAACTTGAGGTACTTGCTGTTGAGGAAGTTCATGTTCGTTGCAGTGCAAGAAACATCAAACACAACTGGAGTCTGCTTGAACATCAAGTTCGTAAAGCCCAAGTTTGCCTTGGCGGTGTCCTGATAACGGACATTCGGTGTGAGCAGTGACTCGTACCTCTCAAATAGAACCTGAGTTGTGACGATTAGGTCTGGGTGGTCGTTACCACGGCTTGCCGTGTTGTATGCGGTTGCCATGGCTACCTGTGTCAACTGCCCGCCAAGAGCATCCACATATGGGTCCCACCAAGCATTACCTGCACCGCCAGCGTCAATTCCGCCGACTGTGTTGCCCGCAGTAGCGACGATGTTGCCGAGACCGTTGAAGTCTTTGCCACCGTTGCCTGTGCCGTTACCGTACAGCATGGTGTTCAGTTCTTCTTTGACTGACTCTTCTGCCTGCATGATTTTGGCGTTGAGCAACTTGATGACTTGCTCTGTCCCACGGTTCTTTGCCTCTTCAATGCCAGAAATGGCAATTGATGCAGCCATTTGCTTCCATTGGTACTCGGCAGCAGAAATTCCGTCCTGCGGCGTGAGGTCAATCGTGTCGTAACCAGCGTATGAGCCAGTTGTGCTGTTTTGTGCGTAGATGAGAGGCTCGACAATTGATGTGCCACCCTCTTCTACGACTACCTTGCCCTTGGAATTCAAGTGGTCAAGAAGTACCCGCGAGGTGAAGATGTTATTCACCAATGTTGGGCGATAGTTTTGCAGTGTTGTTGACAACA